CGGCGAACGCCCTATCTAGCTCCTGGCGCTGTGACCGGGTCAGATTCGTGAAGAACTTTGAGAAGCTACCGAGGAATTCTCCAGCCATCAGTTCTCTCCCCCTGGTTCTACTAGTGCTTCGAAGATGCAGAAGTTCTTGACCTTCACCATGGCGTCCGACGAGTAGATGACCTTGGTCTTAGTTGCGTTTATCGGGTAGAAGTCGTTGGATTTATTCCTGGGTGTCTGTATCCTCCCCTCAAGGCGGATGGAGTAGTCACCTGTTGTCATCTGTGAGAACTTCTGTACGAAGGTGCCTCTCCTCGGGTTCACCCAGGTATCAGGCATCACTAGCGGTGTGGTGTATCCGGATATTCCGAACTCTATTGTGTAGAAGGCAGAGGTACCGAAGGCGTCGTTGGACGAGTACGTTGTCACGTTGAATTGTCGCCCCTTCTGCACGAAGTCGGCCAAGATCCCTGTCGAACCCACGTTCTCCATCCACCTGAACTCTACGTCGGACCACTCTACGTTGCCTTTAGCCGTGGACACAGCCGACCCCGGGGCCCATGTTCGGAGCGCCTGCACATCGTAGTCGATCGCGTAGTACGCCAAGCCTCCGATAGCGGTGTAGTCCCTCTCGTACAGGGGAACCCACGGGTTCCCGGAGCGGACGCTGACCCGCTGCTCTCTTTCGGTGCCGTCGTACAGGCCGTACGCCTGCGCCCAGGGGGTACTGACGTCGATCACGTCGCACCACGGCCCCACCTCACCGTGCTTGTTGACCACCCGTATACGAAGGAAGTAGGTCGTGCCCTCGTTCAGCCCAGGCCACACGTAGAACACCTCAGGCGACTGGTACTGGTCGAAGTTGAAGAAGCCCTCGGTGGCACTGATCTGGTGCTCGTAGAACAGCAGGTTCTTCAGCCCCTTGGGGGGCTCAAAGAACACCCGGATCTCTTGGTACGATACCTCGGTCGTGATGTCCTGCGATGGTATCTTGGGGATGAACTCCGAGAACGTACGCTTCGGTGACTGCTCCACCTGAGCGGCGAGGGAGATACCCACCACCTGCTCAAGGTGACCCAGGAACAATTTGAGTTGAGCGACACGCCCAGCAGGCCACTTCCGGAGGCGAACCTCGCGCATCGTCGCTAGTGACTGTACGCGTCCCATTACGCTATCGTGTTGTCAACATCGATCACGTCAAACAGAGCGGGCTGTACCTTGAAGAAGAACCGTGCAGCCAGGATCTTGGTGTAGACGTCCTTCTCTGCGTTCTGGAAGGTGAGTCGTACGTACTCACCCGGTGTAGAACTCGAAGACGGGATCCGCTGTCGTATCAGTGAGTCGTTGAGCCCGTACTCCATCTCCAGTATCGAGCTATCGGTGGCCAGCGTCTGGGTAATTCCCCGAGCTGTCTCTATGGTGGACGTCCACGTACACGCGTCGTCAGCGCCGATCCGCACCTCCATAGTGTGCGGCGCCATGCGCCCAGTGGCCTGCAACACCTCGGATCCCAGTGTTCCAGCCCGCATGTAGTGGGTCCGGACCTTGGTATCGATGGCGTAGGTGACCCCGGCGGCGTCCACCCAGTTCTTGGAGGCGTTGTTGAACAGGCGGTACACCATCCCGTCGTCCCCACCGGCGAGGATCTGGAAGTCTCCGTTGGCGTCCTCAATCTCGGTGGCGTCTAGGAAGTTCAGGTTGGCAGCGCTGGGTGTCACGATCTCCGACCAGTAGCCAGCCTCGACGGCGTCGATGGGGTACTGGTACATGAAGATCGAGGTGTATTCCCCATTGGTAGCGGGGTTGAACTGGAGTATCATGTTCTTCGAACGACTGTGTACGGTGTGTATCAGCTCGATGTTCACCTTGTCGAGGGCGTCGTACTTGTCCCGGATAGGCTCACTGATCTTCTGGGTCTCGCTCAGGTCGAAGAGCCGCATTCCGTCACGGTCGACTGAATAGCCGATCAGGCGTGCGGTTCCAGCAGCCCTTCGACCCACACAGCCCATGCCATGCACGATCTTGTCGAACGAGAAGTCAGGGTTGTCGCCGATTAGCTGCCACTTGCCGGTCTCAGTCTCGATGACGAGCCCAGCGTATGTCTCGTACATGGCCGTGATCTTCGCGTCCATGTCCAGGGCGTTGATGAGGGGGAAACTCTCCACCTCAGCGTCCTCAGAGTAGTACAGGGTGTACGGGTTCTGGGGGTCACCCGCCATGAAGATGGTCTTCTTCCAGGCGTACACGATGCCACACCTGGGGGGTACGGAGTTGTCGTCCGCGAAGTCACCCGCCTGCGGGGCGGTCTCATTGCTGAGGCTCCCGTCCGCAACGATGTCCGTGTACACAGTGGTGGTGTTGTCGAGCAGCTCATCGAGGAAGAGCCACACGGAGCCGTTGCCTACCGTTCGGTAGATCCGGCGGGCCGTGACCTGTGAATCGGGCGAGATCGGTATGCGGGTGAGCGCAATCTGGAGGTTACTGGCCGCAGTAATTGGTACACTAGAAGGCCCAGCATTGCTAAGCTGGCCATACTTACTAACGTAAACAACCTTGTAGCTGTAAACCCCAGTAATGCTACCTTCCCCCGAGGCAACGGCGACGCAGGCCCCTTCATCTCTCTTATGATACTTGTCGATGCGGAGCCCCTCGGTGACCGTCTGCGCTGTCTGTAGGTAGAACTCGAACCGAGTTCGCCGGATCGTCTGGTCTTCCGGATAGAAGTAGCCTGTTGCCTGTCCTCTCGGCGAGTTGAATTGATTACCACCGGGTTCTCCTGATGCGAAGTCGAGGTTGATCTTGTTCCATCCTTCTCTAATGACCCCGTTTGTGATGTCGAATTGCCAGTTGTTGTTCGCCGTGGTCGCAGCGTCAGGGCTGACATACACAGACAGCACAGGGCCCTGGGTCTTGAACCCCTGGTTGGTGGGGAACGTAAGAGACCGGGTCAGTGAACCACGGGGGAAGTAGGTGAAGAACGAGACACGGTTACGGATGGCCTCGGAGTTCTCACGCTGGTCGCCCTGGGCATAGAAGCCAGAGCCGGCGTGTGCCTTCTCGAAAGAGAAGACGTCGGACGTGTAGAAGGCAGTTGACCCGATGGGGGGGCCGCTCTTGCCTGATGCGTCGATCCGTACTGCGGCACCGTCCCATGTGATGTGTCCGGTAGTGGAGCTGAGCTGGTCAGATAGGTCGCAGAGGGTGGGTGTCCACGCCGCTGCGCTGTCGAACTCCTCGACTACGGTAGTCTCATCACCCGGAGCGGCCACGCCCCAGTTGGTGAACACAGCCCCGTCGTACTTGACGAGAACATCACCCACGCCCACCTTGTCGGGGTCGTAGTTGGAGAGGTACAGAAACCTATCGAGGAATGTGGAGTGGTGGTATAGGTCGGCCGTGCGTCCGGTTAGGAGGGGGACGATGGAACCGTTGTCTATCTTGCCGAGGATGGTACCCGCAGCGACCAGGGTCTGGCGCTGGATGGTGCCGTCTAGGTCGGCTGACTTGTAGAACTGGACCCACGGGATCTTGGCGGCGGTGCCGCCCTCTAGGTAGGGTGTGTTGAGGATGCGAGTGCTGCCCCGTATCTTGGCTATGGCACCGTACTCTTCGAAGAAGTCGCAGTTCTGGGCAATGGAGAGCTGCTCAGCTTGCAACACTTCGGGGGTACTCTTGGTGTATAGCCCTTGAAATCCTTTGATGTCAAGGTACGGTATATGCTCTCTACCCATTAGGAGTCTCGATAGTGGGTGACGTATGGGGTGACGCTGTTAGACGAGATCATTCGGTTATCGATGAACCGCTCCCAGGTTAGCTCCCATTCTGCACGCAGTCGTAGTAAACTTCGCATCCGGCCTTCTTCCTGAGTCTGCTCCTGATCGAACAGGGTGATCGCCGTGTCCAGAACGAGCAGCTCGTCCATCATGGTGGGGAAGTCGGAGTGAAGCTGGTCGTCATTCGCCGTCAGTTCCGTGGGTGTGACACAGTACTCCATCCGGATCTGCCCTGCCACACCGTCTACGGGTGCAGGCTCAAGGACGAATCCACTACCAATGGATCGGTATGTGGGCATGTAGGTGTCACCGCTCCCGGAGGGGGAGGGCTTGACGCTGTAGTGGCGCTCTTGTCTCTGGATGGGGACCGTCTGCCCGCTGGATCGCACCAGCTCTAGCTTGAACAGTCGTTCGAAGTTGGTGGGCCACGCGTACCTTTCCTGAGCGGTCACTGTGTCACGGGTCGCAACTACCGTGAAGTAGCCCTCGTAGGCCATGATAAGGTCAGCACACCGCCTTCGGTATACGGAATTGAATACTTGCTTGATGAGGTCGTCGCTCCAGAAACTCTTGGCTGCGGTTTCCTCACCTACGTATCTACGAATCCTGACGATGAAGTTGGCCAGGGTTCCAGTAAGCTGTGA